CAGCCAGTGCAACCAGTTCAACCAGTGCAGGCAGTGCAGGCAGTGCAACCAGTGCAGGCAGTTCAGCCAGTGCAACCAGTGCAACCAGTTCAACCAGTGCAGGCAGTGCAACCAGTTCAGCCAGTGCAACCAGTGCAACCAGTGCAACCAGTGCAGGCAGTTCAGCCAGTGCAACCAGTTCAGCCAGTGCAACCAGTGCAACCAGTGCAGGCAGTTCAGCCAGCAGGGGCTTTTTTGCCAGCCGTAGCCAGCCAGCCCCCGCCCGCTGTTATTGTTTCAGCAAGCCCAATAGAACGGCTTTTTGTTCCTGTGATAGTGCAGGCAAGCCCTGTTTTATCTGTTCCCAGGTAGCAGGGGCTTTTTTTGCCTGTTCCCGCTTTGGTGGTGTATAGCTTGCATAACTGTTTTTTTCATACCAGCCCGCAAAATCATCAGCCCCAGCCAGTGTGGGCTTTTTGAAGTGTTCGCTGTAATAAATCAAAAACCCCTCTTTGGATGTCATAGATAAGACCAGCCCCAGCTGGTGCAAATAATCTTTGACATTGTAGAGGTTATAAAGGTAAATCTTGCGACCGCCCTTCCCATAGTCGCAAGGGGTGCATACAAGCTGTTGTAAGCTGTTTCTATTGTTATGTAATAGATAGTCTTTCAGAGCTAAACGCAAGGCATCATTGACCAGCCCACGAACGCCCCGCACGCCTTGCCGAATATGTGCAATTTCAGCCAATAGGGCTTCAAATGCTTTTTGTGTATCCTGTGCAGGTTGTGCAGGTTCAGCCAATGCTTTGGCTTTGATGTTTATCTTTGTCATTGTCTTTTATCTTTCAGCGGGTGCTTTGTTTCATTAGTGCCAGCCCAGCCCCGCAAATGTGCCAGCCCCGCCACCATAGCAAATGTTGATAGCTTTGTCAAGTGCTTTTTTTGCTTTTTTGTTTTTTTATTTTTTGCCAGTGTTGCCAGTGCTTTTTTGCTGTTTTTTGTGGTGGTGCTGGTGCTGTTGGTGGTGTATTGCCACCAGTAGAGACCAGCAGAGACCAGTAGAGACCGCAACCGGTAATATACCCGTAATAGTTGCATAAGGACTTTTTCCACACTTAAAAGTTGAAACAGGGGGCAGTGGGGTTTGCAAATTTCTCTTTTGTAGTCTTAGCCCCTTAAAAATTTCCACAAGAAATTCCTGAAAAGCCCTTTAAAGCCTTTACTAACTATGAAGTAAAAATCCGCACAAGAAATTCTGAGATTTCCCTTTACTGCCTTTACTGGCTGTACTGTCTGTAAAGTAAGAAATTCTGGAGAAACCTTTATTGACTGTACTAACTTTACTGACTGTACAGATTGACCCAGGCTTATACAGACTATACAGATCTTTACTGTAACCTTACTACCGTATAACCTAGTACTATCTTATAATAACCTATACTACTATAACCTGTATAACCTCTTATAACCTTGTACTATCTATACAGACTATACAGTATAGTAAAGTATATATAGTAACCGACTGGTCTTTTGTCAAGAGGTTTTTGTAAAAAATCTCGAGACTCGACTAGCTTCGCTGGTCTTGTCAATACCCCTCTGAGAAAAAAATAACTTGACATCTGTATCTGTTTGTGCTATAATACCACACATGACCAATGTTATTACGACTTTATCAAGCTTGTATGAGGGCTCTTCTCTATCTGAGAAGCTAAAGCTCTATAGGTTGCCAGGCATAGGTAGGTTATTTAAGGAGTACAACCCTTCAGTCATCAAAGATCCAATGGAACCCCTTTTAAACCTTGGAGAGGACGATGATGATACCACCCTGTCTTTGAAGAAATTATACCTCCGTCATTGGTCTGATCCCACCGAAGTGGAGTTTGTAGATGTTGAGCTGGGTGGTAGGTGGGACATTTGGAAGAAAATGCAGGATCACAAGGAGCTTTCCAAGTACATTGCTGCCCTACGAGAGGAAGCCAGGGCCAGATACCTCTCCAATAACCTCAAACAAATCAATGATCTAGCCAAAATGGGAGACCAAAAGACACAAATGGCAGCACTGAAGTTCCTTACCTCCACTGTCTTAGCTGATTCTGACCCATCCAAGCGTGGAAGACCCAGTAAAAAAGAGATCCAACAGCGTGCCAATGAGATCCTTGCTGAAGATAAAGAGTTACAGGAGGCATTTAGTAGAGTTGTCTCCATAGATGCTCTGAAAGCTGGCTAATGGCACGTAAAAGTAAGCTATTAAAGAGATCTGCAGTCCATACAAGAGATGGTGAAAGGGTAACTACTAGAGGTAGACCCAGAAAAACCGATGAAGTTGCTTATGTAGCAAAATCTCCAGAAGATCAAATAGCAATTATGAGGGAGCTTTGTAAGACTTCCTTCTATGACTACATCAGAATCGTTGCACCCTATGCAGTAATGGGTATGGTTCATAAGGAGTTCTGTGACTTCCTCCAGCAAAATCCAGATCATGCGTCCTACCTGCTTGGTCTGCTTCCCCGTGGTCACAGAAAAAGCTTCATCATTGGGATGTACTGCTGCTGGAGGATTATGAAGAACCCTGCAATCACTATCCTTTACTACTCCTCCACTACTGATCTGGCAGAAAAGCAACTACGAAGTATCAAACAGACCCTGGAATCAAAGATCCATCAAAAGCTCTTCCCAGATCTCATAGATCCTGTTGAAGGCAATCGTGAGAAGTGGTCTTCCTCTGAGATTTGTGTAGACTCACCTATCCGTACAAAAGAAGGTGTCAGGGACAGTACAGTAGCTACAGCAGGTCTTACCACCACAACCACTGGTGCCCACGCAGACCTTATTGTCCTTGACGACCTTGTGGAGCCCAACAATAACAATCCTGCTGGTAGAAAGCTTGTAGAAGAACGTTATTCACAGATGCAGTCTATCCTTAACCCAGGTGGCATGATAGTGGCTGTTGGTACCAGATATGACCCCAAAGACCTGTATGATCACCTCATCAACACCTATGAAGAACAATATGACCATGAAGGACAACTCATAGGTAAGAAGAAGAGCTGGAGTGTCTTTCAAAGGGAAGTTGAAAAAGATGGTGAGTTCCTGTGGCCAAGGTCCAAGAGAAGTGATGGTAAAGCCTTTGGTTATGATATGCAGGAACTGTCTAGAATCAAAGGGAGCTACATTGACAAATCCCAGTTCTATGCACAGTACTACAATGATCCCAACAGGATTGGTGCTAGCAAGTATAAGAACTCATTTGTGTATTACGAGAAAGATAAGCTTCAGGAAAGTCATGGTAAATGGACAATAGGTGGTAAGAAGCTTAATCTGTTTGCTGCAATAGACTTTGCCTACTCCTTGTCTGATACTGCAGATAGCTCCTGTATAGCTGTTGTAGGGGAGACATCAGATAAGCTTTACTACATCATTGATATTGACAGGTTCAAGACAGACAGAATACAGGATTACTTTGACCACGTTGTAGCACTGCACAGTAAGTATAACTTCAGAAAGCTACGTGGAGAAGCTACAGTGGCTCAGAGCGTCATTGTAAAGTACCTCAAGGATAAGTTAGCGTCTGTAGGAAGACCCCTCACCATTGAAGAGTACAAGCCTATCAAAGACAAGGAAATGCGTATGGACAGTGTATTGAGGCCCCTCTATGAGGAGTCACGTCTATTCCATTACAAGGGTGGTAACTGTGAACTGTTAGAAGCAGAACTGCTTGCAGCAAAACCTGAACATGACGACATTAAGAATGCTGTGGCAGATGCAGTGGAGATCTGTACACCGCCATTTGAAATCTTCACTAACGCTTTTAATAAACTAACTCAACGACACTATGGAGAATTTGGAGGAACTATATGAGTACAAAGACATTTGATTTAGCTAAAGACATTGCAATAGATGCCATGGCCAACAACATTTCAATGAAGTGGGAGACCTGGCTGAACGCAAGACATTCATGGGAGGAACGGTATAGAAAGGTACTTCAATACCTGTACAGCACTACCACAGATACTATCTATGGTCAAAATACACAACCCTGGTCTGCTAACGTGCACATTCCTAAACTGACACAGTTACGGGATGTCTTGATTACCTATGAACTGGAAAGCCTCTTCAGCTTATCAGACTACTATGAATTTGATGGGTTCACACAAGATGCCAATGTAGCAGAGAACAGAAGTCTTATCAAGGACTTGTTACGGGACATCTTAGAAAAAGGTAACTTCAAAGGGATTACAGAGAAGCTCGTGTCTGACTACATTGATGCTGGTAATGCTTTTGCTATGCCTATCTGGGAAACAGATAAGGTCAAGGATGCAACAGGAGTAGAACGGATTAACTGGGAAGGCAGTAAAGCTTTACGTATTAACCCATTAGACATTGTCTATGATCCTACTGCAGTTGAGTTCAAGGATTCACCAAAGATTTTACGTACCGTCCTGTCTCTAGGAGAACTTGCATTGCTTGCTAAAGACAATCCTGTCATGAAAAAAGCTTTTGAAAGAGGTATTGAGAACAGACGGAGGGTTAGAGAAGCCATCACCAATGGGGATACAATCAAGTCTGATGAGTTAACCATTGCAGGCTTTGGTAACCTGTCTTCCTATCTCACATCTGATACTGTAGAGTTGCTCACGTTCTACGGTACAATTTATGAAGTGGAAACAAACAAACTGCATGAGAATGTAAAGATCACTATCATGGACCGCTCCATTGTCTTGAACGAAGAACCGCTGGAAGACATTGCTGGCTATGACTGGATCTTGCATGCTGGTTACAGGGACAGGAAAGATACTCTGTGGGCCATGAGTCCATTGGAGAACTGCTTAGGTATGCAAGCTCGTATTGACTTCCTGGAAAACAAACGTTCTGACTGCTATGACTACTCAGTGAATCCAGTAAAGAAGATCAAAGGTCAAGTGGACATGCCAGATGCCCTAGCTCCTGGAGATGAGATCAGAATGGATGTGGACTGTGATGTGTCCTATCTAGCTCCAGATACATCTATCCTGTCTGCAGATAACTTGATTGACAGATATGAGTACAAGATGGAAGAGTTCATGGGATCACCAAAGGAAGTGCTAGGCTTTAGAACTCCAGGTGAAAAGACCATGTTTGAGGTGAATCAGCTCTACACTGCAGCAGTACGTATGTTCAATAGACAGATTCGTAAGTTTGAAAGAGAGCTCTTTGAGCCACTCATCAACCTGCTCCTTCAGATGTATCTGTCTCGTAAAGCAGGACAGACAATCCAACTGAAGTACTGGGATAGTGAGTCAGAGATCTATCGTTTCAAAGACGTATCTATCGATGACATCAAAGCCTTAGGAAGAGTTCGTGTCAATGGTAGCAGTACATTCCAAGATCGTCAACAGATTGCACAATCCCTCCAGATGCTTGGACAGAATCCTTTGTTCCTTGATGAGGTAGTGAGAAATAACTTCAGTCCTACAGAACTTGGACAAGTCTTTGCATGGATTAGTGGTCTTGACAAATTCCCACATCTGTTCAAGAAAGACCAAAGACTCTATGAGATCACTGATCAGCAAAAGCTTGTGGAACGTCTGCAGTCTCAAGTTGATCAACAAGCTGCTGAACAAATGGCTGACCTAGACAACAAAGCTAATCAGTACGAGATCCAGAAACAGATCCAACTCCAAAGAACCTTAGGAGGTTTAGATGGACAAGAAGATAACACATCCGATACTGTCGGGGCTTAAGGGAGCTGATAGAGACCTGATGATAACTCAACTGTTGTCATCAGAGATCTTGCTCAAACGACTGCTCTACTGTATTGATAAAGAGATTGAATCGGTTGAAAATAGCACACCCGACTTCGATAGCCCTTCATGGGCGTATAAACAGGCATACAACCTTGGATTGAAAAAAGGCTTGACAATGCTTAAGAAATATGCTATAATATCACCACAACACTAAAGGAGTGTTAATGACAGAAGAAACAGCGACTACTGTTGAAACTGGAGAAGGTGCTGCAACAGTTACCTCACCGACCAGTGAAGAAACCAAACAGACACCTTTCGTTGTCGGAGCAAACTCCGTCTATCCAGATGTAGCTTCGTTATTTGAAGGTGCCAAACAGAAAGAGGCATTCATTGAGACTCTGAAGGCTGAGAAAAGACAGCTGGAAGAACAATTGAAAGCTTTGACTAACATCAACAAATTTCAGGAGGACATTAAGAAGATGGAAGACAACAATACAGTAACACAAGTGACTCAGCCGACTAGCGAAATCACGGAAGCGAAAGTAAAAGAACTTGCTCAAGCTGCTCTGTTGGAGCAACAAACAAAGATTACGCAGGAGAATAACCTTAAAGAAGTTAATACAACCCTGCAGAAAGTGTTTGGAGCCGAAGCAGACAACAAGTTAGATGCCAAGTGCAAAGAGTTAGGCATTACAAAAGACATTGCAATGGGATTAGCCAAAGACTCTCCCAAAGCTCTTTTGAAAATGCTTGGCCTGGATGCCCCTGTTACAGTCTCTATGGATGACATCATCTCTAAAGGTCGTGTAGCAGATACCACAGCCGCACCGCAGGCTCCTAAGACAGGACTGGAAGCAATGATTGCTAACCCTGCTCTTGCCAAGGACAGAACTTATTTGCAAGGCCTCTTCAAGGAAGGCATGAAAGATCCTTCAAAGATCCTGATGGCCGACACTGAATGGGCTCCTATTGGCGGATAACACGTGTGGTCCCCTCAAAAGGGATCTTGTAAGTAACTTAACAAAAAGGAAAACATACTATGGAATTGAATGGTATTAACTCCCAAACGAACTCCGTAGCTATCCGTGAAAAGATCTATAACGCCGCTTTGCGTGCTGAATTAGAACCTTACTTGATGGCTCAACAGTTCGTAGATGTCATCTCGGGATTCACTGATGGTGAAAAGTTTGTTGACATCGAAGTTGGCAATGCTACAGTGCATGACTATATGGAAGGTACTGACATTGTCTTAGAAGGTTTGGATATGGCTGATCGTGAATTTGTGATCAACAAGTACAAACAATCTGGTCATTACATCACTGAAAAATTCACACAAGACTCTTATGTGTCTGCGAAGATTGCTTCTGTGGTTCCTGCAAAAGAAGCCCGTGCTTTGGCTGCTGAACTTGAACGCAACATCTTTGACTTGCAAGCTCAATTACAAACAGCTGGTAACGCCAATGCTTATGAAGGTATTGCACACCGCTGGGTGGCTGGGTATGATGCTGCTAACAACGTTACTGTGGATGGCTCTTTGACTGTGTCTGACTTTGCTATGGCTGCTACAGCTTTGCATAAGATTGGATACTTTGGTCCTATGATTGCGATCATACCTACATTCCAAGAATACACTATTACTCAAAATGCAGCCTTCAAAGGCTCCTTAGCGTTCCAACCCTTGTATGGTAAAGTCTTCCAAGACGGAGCTATCACTGGTTCTCGCTTTGCCTTTAACTGCTTTGGGTTCGACATCTATGTTTCTAACTTCACCCCTGTGGTGGCTTCTGAAACATTGAACAACCTGAACGCTGCTTCCAAGACCTGCACAAACGCTGGTGTGGCTTGCTTGTTTGCAAACATTCCTGAAATGCGTCCATGGCGTATGGCTTGGAGAATGATGCCGAAGTTTGAAGGTGCCTGGAATATGTACAAACGCCGTCAAGAATTTGTAACGGTCTGCCGTTATGGTGTTGGCGTTGGTGAAATTCCTAACTTCATCGGTATCTTGTGCAAGAATGATCCTAACACTTCAATTGCTTAATAGGAGGTAACTCATGGCTTATAAAGATGCTTTTGGTATGTTGGTAACCTATGGACGTGAAGAAGGCGTTGATGAAAACGGCTTAGTTGACGTGACCCATTTCGGTTGCAAACATGAAATTACTCAACTGATTGACTTTGATGCTAACGGTATGCCTACGGCTACAGACCTCACCATTCGCTCTTCAAAGGTCCCTGCTGGATCTGCGATCTTGAGTGCTAAATTGGTGGTATTGGAACCTGCTACGGCTGCTGCTACCACTGTTGATGTTGGTACTGTTAAATTAGATGGTACTGCTATTGACGCTGATGGCTTAGTTGCTGCTCAAGCTTTAGCTGCTGGTGTGATCACTGGTGCTGGTGCTTTGGTGGGAACAGTTGTGGCCGAAGACAGCTACATCAAAGTGACACCGTCTTCAACAGCTGCTGCAGACCTCAAAGGTTTGAAAGCAGTCTTGATTGTAGACTACGTCTAATTCTACAAGAGTTCAGTAGGGTCTCTTCAAAACCCTACAACTTTTTGATATGGAGGAACAATGCCAGGAATAGCACATAAGGACTTAACAGATCCACAAATACATGAACCAAAAGGAGCAAGTACTGCATCTACTGGTTCTACAATCTTTTCAGATGGAGCTGGAGGTACTGTTTGGAAAGTACCTAGTCTTGAAGATTTAGAAATACAAAAGCTAGATATGTTTGAAGTTCCTGCTAGCAGTATACAAGATGCAGATACTATGTCCACTGCAGGTATGTCAGCTACAACTGACGGAATCTTAATAGATGCTGTAAATTTCACAATCACGAATAAAAATGTAAAAGAATTAGCAACAGCGTATAACACACTTGTTCAAAAATTTAATGCGCTGTTAGATGAACACGAGATTTTAATCACAGCTATAAACACACTTACAGACAGACTTGCTACTGAAGGGTTGTTGAGCGTGATAGATTATTAAAGGACTTGAAATGAATAAAGTAGAAATCAACAGACTATCTCAAGTTAATAATAATGAGCAGAACTTTTTAGCTGCTCTTAATGATAATTTAAGAAGGATTCAACAAGCCATCAATGACACTCTATCAAGGACTGGTGTGAAACCCAACCAGATGGAGGAAGTTCTTGATATGAATGGTAACCGTATCTGCAATGTTGGTAAAGCAATAGAGCCTACAGATGTTGTAACAAAACAAGATATTCAAGATATCATTGATGAAGCTGAAGAAGCTATTGCTCGAATTGATGGTCTTGTTGAAGCTGCTAAAGTAGCTTTGATGTTATACGCCAATGAATATATATACCCTGCTGTTAATGAGGCGTTAGCTGGTGCTCAAGAAGCTAGAAGAGGAGCAGAAGCTGCTAGAGATGCTCTATTAAATGACAGTGGTTATCAGGCAGTTGTAGCTAACATCGCTAACTTAGCAGAATTAGCAAACAGTCTTGATGATTTAGAAGCTGTTTTGGATCATATAACAGATATTACTACGGTTGCAAACAGCATTTCAGATATCAATGACATTGCTGATAATTTAACAGAACTTTTAAAAGCCTCAAAGTATGCTTCTGATGCTCGTATCTGGGCAGAAGGTACAGATTCTCAAGTTGTTCCTTTGGGAGGCAGACATAGCGCTAAAGGGTGGGCAGAATATGCTCAACAAATCATTACAGGTACTCGTATCTTTGGAGGTACATTTGATGCTTCTACTGCTGTTGCTACTCTGACCAGTGCTGCAAAAGCTAGATTAGGAACAACAGATAATACGATTACATTGACAAACGACACTGCAGCTATAACAGGTTATTCAGCGAATGAGGCTGTTGAGTATGATGTGACTGTTGCAGGTACTTTTGCTAATCTTGTTTTACATGTTGGAGATTTATTATGGTCTACAGGAACATCTTGGCATAAAATAGACAATGCTTCTGGATCTGTACCTGATGCTTCTGAAAACATTAAAGGTATTGCAATGATAGCAACCACAGCAGAAGCTGTAGAAGGTGTTAATGACTCTGATATAATGACACCAGCCAAGACCAAGGCACAACTAGAAGGGAACAGGTATCTTACCAATAATTCAAGTGCAACTGAAGCTATTGCTATTGGCACTGACGCTGCAGCAGGTAGCTATGGTGTTGCTATTGGAGCTCACGCTAAAACATTAGGAAATGGTGTTAATACTGCCATTGGTTATGGTGCACAGATTGGATCTAATGCCATAGAAGCAATACAGTTAGGCAGAGGCATAAATAGTGAAACAAAAACTTTAAAGGTGGGCTTCCTTGAAAACAACTATACTTTAATAGATTCAACAGGTAAGATTCCATCTTCAATGAATTATGTACTTGCTGGTTCTGATGGTACAAATGATGGTTCTGCTGGTATTGTTCCAGCTCCTTCAGCTTCTGATAATGAGAAGTTCTTAAAAGGTGATGGTACTTGGGGAACTGCTATAGGTGGTGTTGATGTTAATTTCGATCCTTCAACAGGTAGAGCTGTCTTTATGGATGGTTCTGTCTCTGGAGTAGGAAATGTGCCAGATTACTCTGCTGGTGTTACAATAACAAATGGCTGGATCTCACCAAAAGCTGGTGTTTTAAAAATACGCAATCAAATGTCATGGACTACCACAGTCTATGTAGATGGTTCCTCAGCATATAACTATGCCTGGGATGGTTGGGGAGATTATGGTGGAGCTTGGCTAACAACTTTTATGCCCATTGGAGCAGGATGTTCAATTACATATGAAGCCAGTTTAGGGCACACAGATGACGTTAACATTACATTTTACCCTTACAAGTAGGAGAGATATATGTCAGATTTTGTAAAAAGCTTAGATATTAGAGGAACAAATCATGTAATACAGGATCCTAATGCCTGTCCTAAACTAACAGTCAGTCAGAGAGGATTACTGTTATCTTATGGAACTTATCAAGGTAATCCAGTTGATTCTGGAACTATTTTTGTAAATGAGACAGGTAAATTAGAAGAGTTCACTTACAACACTGATTATGTATTTGATTCTGTTTATAGTGATGTAAAAACAGGATATGACAGTGTTCCACGAATAGCTTATGGTAACGGCATCTTCGTAGATCAAAGAGGGTACCGTAGTGAGGATGGTCTTACTTGGACACCTCCAACAACTGCTCCAGTGGTTGTAACATCTTTCTATAATGTTGCTTTTGGTAATGGTACTTTTGTATTGACTGATATCGGTAGTCTAGAGCCTTGGTACAGTACAGATGGATCTAACTGGTATGTTGCTTCAAACTTTCCTTGGGGTGGTGGACTAGATGCTACAGACTATCCTGTTGTCTTTTGTGGTGATAGGTTTATAGTTTTCAATGGCGAATCAAGTGCTCAAAGTACTGATGGTATTTCTTGGACTTCTGCTGTAGTTCCAGAACAACTTGATACATCTGCACCTATCTGTTATGGTGGTGGAAGAATTGTAGCTTTTGCAAAAGATAATGGCTATGATGCATACATAAGTACTGATAAAGGTGTTACTTGGACTAGACATGCTTCAGTATTAAGTTACACAGCAACCTCTATGGTGTATGCCGCAGGTAAGTTTATAGTTATGGACAATTACGCTGGTAATATCTGGTCAAGTACTGACGGTATCACATGGTCTAAAGTGCGTGAAGGTTCTGCTGTTTTGTTGAATGGATACACCAGTCTTGTGTCTGATGGTGTTAATTTTGTAATGGCAAGTGCTAGTCCATCTTCAAGTAGTTCTGGACATTTTGATGCATACACGACAGATGGAGAAACTTGGGAAGATGCTGGCAACCTTACTATAGGATGCTATGGTGTTGGTGCTATTGGAAATGGTAGAATTGTAGTTCCTGTTTATAGTACTAATTACCGTACAACTTTTAATGTCGTCAAAGTTACTCCTCCAAACACATATGTACTGACGCAACTGTCATACTCAAAGGCTGAAACAGATACGTTATTGAGCTCTAAACAAGACTCTTTATCTGCTGGGACAGGTATAACAATAGCTTCAGATACCATCAGTGCTAATCAAATGACTGGGGCAGATGGCACCAATGCAGGTACTACTGGTATTGTTCCTGCACCATCTGAAACAGACAATACAAAGTACTTAAGAGGGGACGGAACGTGGAGTACTCCTACGGATACAACATACACAGCAGGTAATGGTATCTCAATCTCTAGCGGTGTTATTGCTGTAGCTGATCCTACACTTACAAATAAGGCTACTGCAAGTAATTCCTTGTCTATTGCTGGATATGCACTAACAGGGAATGCTTCACTTGGTGTCAATGTTGGTTATAGTTCTAGTGCTAATTCCCAAAGTGTTTCTATGGGCTACGCAGCACACGTCTATAGTGCATACAGTGTAGGTATCGGTTGTGGTGTTATTAGCCACGGGGTAGCAAATATAGCTTTGGGAAATGGCTGTAGAAACGATGAACAGAAAACCTTTAAGGTTTCTTTATGGGATCATGGAGCAGGTAATGTACCATCAACAGATGTTGCTACAAATTGTTATACTTTATTGAAAGCCAATGGGTCTATTCCTAAGGATCGTTTTGGTGATCTGCAATTAGCAGACTTAACAACAGCTGGTACAGGTATTCAGATCAGCAATCCAGAACTCAATGTGTCTCTTAATGGGGATGTAACAATAGCAAATGGTATCATTTATGGTACTGGTAGATATCAATGGGTGTACTTAAATCCTTCTCCTTTAACAGCTTCAGATGTCTGTGAAATAACTTGTAAAGTACATACACCAACCACTTTAGATACAAATATCTATCCTATCTTTACTTTTGGAACTAGCTACTGTATCTACATTGATGAGAATTTAAAGTTTTCACAGTTAGCTAATAACGTACGTGATACAGGTACCACTACTGCACAACCTGATACTGATTATCTTATTAAGCTAACATCTGATGGTAATGGCAACTATGCTGTCTATGTTAATGGTAATCAAGAAATCACAACAACTACTTCCATTATCTCTACAGATCAGTTTAACATTGGGATATACAATAATGGACAGACATACTTCCATGGTGATGGTGGCTATATAGACCTCAAAGAAACATATATGACCAAGAACGGTAATGAGATCTGGAGAGGCTATACTACATCTGTGATAAGCTCATCAGGTGGCGGCGTTACTTCTGTTAATGGACAAACTGGTGCTGTTACTCTAACTGCTAGTGATTTAGGTGCTTTACAAAATTCTGCAACTGGAACAAATGCTACTAGCATACTAGGCAGCCAATATGGAGGTTCTGCAAGTAATTCTACCTCTGTTGGTATTGATAGTTTGGCTGCTGGTCCAAATTCAACATCTTTTGGTTATCATGCATGGGTTGGAAATTCAAGACAAAATTGTGTTTCAATCGGGTCTTCTTCTTCTGCTAGTGGAGGAAATGCTGGTATTGCCATTGGAGCCAATTCTATTTCTAATAATATAGGAACAATCTGTATAGGATATGGTTGTCTTTCCATGGAAGCTGGAACTGTGAATTTTGGTATTACAACTAACGGTCTAAATTCTACAACATATAAACTTTTAAACTCTGATGGAACAATTCCAGCTGCACGTTTAGGAGCAGTTCCTTCAACAGCTGGATCAAGCTATTATAAGATCACAACTGATGGTCAGGGAGGCGTAACACCAAGCTGGTCTTCATCTGTCTTAGAGAATCTGTCGACAAACAGTGCAGCTATAGCTATAGGACAAACTCCAACATATTTTACTACAGCAACAAGTTGTGTCTCTATAGGTGAACAAGCTGAATCCAATAATGGTGCAGTTACTGTAGGACCTTTCTCATGGTCCGATCAATACGGAACAACTGTTGGTGTTGGCTCAAGTGCACAAGATGAAGGTGCTGTTGCTATTGGTAACACTACTGTTGCATCAGGTGCTAGAAGTATTGCAATAGGTAATGGTGCTACAGCTTCAGCTAATGATGCAATCATGGTAGGGCATGGGACAAACAGTACAGCTGGAACAATGGCAGTTGGTCTTGGAACAGGTTTGGCTCCTGTTACATACACTTTGTTGGATGCTAATGGAAACATTCCTGCAGATCGTTTAGGTACCTTACCAGTAGCAGATGGAACATACACATTGAGATTAACAATTACAAGTGGTGTTCCAACACTTTCTTGGGTAGCTGCTTAAGGAGAGAACAAGATGCCGTTGAAAAAGGGTAGAAGTAAAGAAGCTATTGCATACAACATAAGAGAGCTTAAAAGTTCTGGAAGAAGTCATAAGCAAGCTGTTGCAATAGCTCTTTCACAAGCACGTAAAAGAAAGAAGAAAAGACAATGAAGAATGTAACAGATACGGTAGTGATAGGTTCAGGAGCAACAGCACAAGTTTATCTACAGACCTTTAATGCTATTATGTCTGCAGTGGTAGGTGTCTTAACTGTTGCGTATATCTTAATTAGAATTAAAAAGGAGTTACGAAAGGATGCCTAATGAAGTCATCTTCGAAGCTGTTCTGGTTGTTTTGGGTGCTGCTTATGTCTTATCTCAGCTTACTGGTGATTCAAGAGACAGCTCTTTTGTTAAGATAATTGAGAGTATTGTAGATTGGATTCGGAGGAAGTAGTGTGGAAGGTATCTGGTTTGCTCTTTTGTGTATCTGTTGCATTGCTATTTGCAGTCATCATTCTGTGGCAGAAGAATGGCACTCTGAAGGAACAGAACTGCATTCTACAAAAAAACCTGGAGGTGCAAATTGAGACAGCAAAGAAAAAAGCAGAAAGAGACAAGAAAGAATTGGAAAGGTTATCTAGAGAGCTTTCAGTTATGTCTGAAGCTGATCCAGCTTGGTCTAATTCTCCTCTTCCTTCTTCTATTGCTTTGCAGCTGCGTAGGCTCATCAAAGAACACAACAGTACCATTGGTGCTCTTAGAGCAACAGAAAATAGTTTGTGAAGTAGATACCAATGGAGATTTAGCTGAATGCTTTGTAAAATGTGTGAATGCTTTAGACAGTTGTAATCAAGATAAGCTTGACATTTTAGACGTAATATGATATAATCCCAGTAAAGATAGGAGAGATTAAATGACAATGAATTTGGTAGATATGGCAGAGAGGGTAGCACAGTTTTGTAATGCTTCCCATATAGACTCCATACACGATACTGATGAATCCTACAGGATTGCTCAGATCATTAAAGAAACATATGAAACAATGATCCTGTCTCAGGAGATTCAAACAGCTCTGGAGCTTTTCCATCTACAATCAGCTACAGCAGAGAATCTCAAGACAACCCTGTATCTGCCTGATGAATGCCTGACCCTTGACATTGTGAAGTACACAACAAAGCGTGGGAATATCTACAGTCCTACCTATCTTGAACCTATGGAGTTCATTAGTAGATCCCTTGATTTGGATGTTACAAGAGATTGTGTAGAAACTGTGAGAGATCCAGAGAGCAACACTGTCTACAATATCCTTAACAACAAAGACCCCAGCTATTATACAGTTATGTCTGGAAAGTACCTGGTCTTTGATAGCTATAACAAGGAATTTGAAGATCTTATTCAAGGCAGACATGCGCTGGTCTATGGACACACACTGCCTGAGTTCAAGCTTGAAGATGACTTTGTACCAGATCTGCAAGAACAGCAATTCCCTGTCTTACTCTCCAGAGCTAAAACAGCTGCTGATATGGAACTACGCAACAACTTTAACCAAGTTGAAGCAGACAGAGGAAAGAAGCTGTTCTTGAACATTACCAATGACAGTAAAAGCTTTACAAGAAGGAGCACTACATGGAACAACAGGAATCTTTTCAGAGTTTAGCAGCAGATTCTCAACAAGCACCTGATCCAGCTCCTGAACTTAACTGGAATGATGCTTCTGTAGAGATTGAGTTCAAGCATGGCATGTATTACTGTAAAGATCTTGAAGGAGGATACCTCACAAGGGACACTCTGAAGAAAGCCTGGAGAATGAAGATCTGGAAAGAGAAGATGGAAGAGGCTAAAAAGCTCAGAGAGAAATCCACACACAGCGGTAAAATGACTCCAGAAGAGAGAGGGAAGATGAGAACAACTGCTGATGGGTTAGAGAAGAAATGGAAGAATCCTTTAGAGGTTCCTTTAAAGAGAGGAAAGAAGAAGCAACATGAGTCAGTATAGTTTATCAACGACATCCCCCTTCCTGAAAGGGCTTAATACAGAACTGAACAAGCTGGTGGATTCTACAGAGTACACCAGTGATGAACTTAATTGTATGATCAGAGCCAACAATACAAGATCTCGTAGACCTGGTGTGGACTATGAAGAATTGTACAAGTTCAATAATGAGTACTTAGATCTGTCTCTACCTGATCTAGCTTTCCAATGCATTGAATGGACAGATATAAATAGTCCAGATGAAGCAGAAACATATACAGGGTATCCCTACATTGTCTGTCAAGTAGGTGGTATAATTATCTTCTTCAGAAATGAAGGGCAACCCTATAGTGGACATCAGGAAAGTTTTGTTCTGAATCTAAGAGATTATGCGATAGACCAAGAGTCAGATGAATACATGCGTAAACGTTGTAGATTTGCTGCTGCCTATGGTTGTATTTTTGTGACTTCAGAAGCGATTCATCCTATATACCTAAGATCTGCACAGCCTGTAGAGGATCCTGAAATACCTGTTACAAGCTATCCAGAAGGGATATTGCCTTTGAACTTGTGGAACTCTAAAAAAGGAAGATGGGCAGGAACAGGAACTTTTACTTTCTATGTTGATGGTATCCAAGTAGGACAAACGACTATTCAAGAGTTTTATAATGGTGCCAATGGCAACTGTAGTGAAGGACCATGGATGCTTACATCTACTCAGCTGGCTCTTTACTGGAATACCGTAATGCCTATAGCAAATAGAAGAGGTCTTGTGGCTGTTCCTAAGTACAGTGATGGGTATCCTATTAGGTGGGGAATCCAAAGTGCAATACAAGGAGATCAGACAGGTGGAAATGGAGCTATGATATATGACCATATAAGGTTTGTTTCAAATAGCTCTGAAATGGAAGGCTCTAAGGTTTCTATCGTTATGTCTGGTCTTGCTCAGTGGAGAAGCAGTTCTCACTATGAAACAATAACACATGAATGTACCTTGGCAGGTGGTAGCACATATCAGTACAGAGACAACATAGAGCTTAGAATAAGAGATACAAATATCGGTGCTAATGACTACTTGAATATAGCAGATCAGCCTACAAAGATGTCCTATGCTCATCTGTACAATTTACTAAACCAAGGATGGACACCTAAGCTTATCGCAGAATACTACAATGCTCAAGGTACTCATGTGTTTCCTGGAAATAACCTTGCTCAGCAGTTCTTAAAAGATGAGAAGACCAGTGCATTCAAACCTCAGAATGCTATTAACATGACCTTTGGTAACAGTCCTGCTGCTAGAGGACACTTTATACTGTCTTACTTTAATCAAAGAAGAGCAACAGTGAGTAACCTAGTAGGTTCATTCAATCAGTTAATAGCTTCCATAGGTAATGGAGTTACTTTTGAAGACATCATAGATACCAACTGGGATTTAAGTGATCCTTCACAAGCTAATGAAACTGATGCTTTAAGTCAAGTACCCAACATAAAACCTAGAAAGCCTTATGTCACAGACTTGTGCTCATATGCTGGGCGTATCTTTTATTTGACTGGAGATGTTCTGCTGTATTCTCAAGTGATTGCTGAAGATATATCAAAAGCAGACAAGTGCTATACTGAAGCTGACCCTACTGGTGAAGAAATCAGTGATGTCATTGAAACAGATGGAGGTTTGATCAGTTTACCTGATATTGGAGAAGGCTTGAAACTACAAGTGATAGGTGATTCTTTACTGGTTTTCGGTACTAGAGGTAATGCAGTCTTATCTGGGACAGCTAATAATATTTTTACTGCCACTGCCTACTCTGCAGGTGCAGTTGAAACAGTTCCTACCCAAGCTCCAGATAGCTTCGTTAGCACTGAATATGGTGTCTTCTATTGGGGTGTAACAGGAATTATTGCTCTAGGAATAGGAGATCAAGGTGGTATACAGGCAAAGGATTTAACAACAGAAAAGATATTGACATTTTATGGTAAGCTTAGCACAGAACAGCACAAAGCCTGTAAAGGTATCTATAGTGCTTCTAAGAAAAAGATTTACTGGTTCTATCCATCAGATATAGCATTACCAAGAAGGCTCGATCTGTGTCTTGTTTATGACATTCAAAGGGATGCTTTCTGTCCTCAAAAGATTGTAAGTAGCTTTGAAAACGTAGAAGAAGACTCTGTTACGTATACACCAGAAGTTGTTAGTGGGGTAATGCTCAAGGTTCCATTTAAGTCTGTTAAAGAATACCCTGTCTATGCTCAATATGATCTACCTGAAACAAATGCTATATACAAGTATTCTACAGTAACAACAGGAACAGATTCATATTACACACAAAACTTTGAACCAGCAGCAGTAATAGGGTCAGATGCAACACTAGATACTTCTTCAATGACATTTATAACACCCAGTACATCTGATTTTGATGCTGTTACAAAAATACAATGCGCCTGGTCTAACCATCTGATCCCTGCAGGATCTTCTGAAATAGGCAACTATGCTGGTATAGGTTTCGCTAAAACAAATCCCAGCTGGTCTGCTGAATGGCCTGTGCGAACCAGAGCAGTGAGAGAAGGTGTCTTTCTAGAAGTTCCTGATGTTCGTAGTGTAGCTATTGATACCTTTGTAGATTACTGGTTTAGATTAAGATGTAGAAATGGTGTCTTAGAGGCGTACATTTTAAAGGATTCTGAGGGAGCATACACAGTAGATACGTTACCAGACCTGAGTTCTTGGATAGCAATACTTCTTCCTTCTGATTCTTATGCTGCTCCTTCTGGATATGACAGGTTAGTGGTGGGTTGTTACAACAACTACTATTGGTACTGGAAAACTCTAAAGGATCTCGATAGTGGTAACACTTCTTATGAGTTTCATCCAGGAACAACTGTCCAATACTACTACACAAAACCTTGCACTAATTCAACACCTCTGTACGAAGATACGGCAATGACAGTACAACATGGTACAGTTAGCTCAATTATTCAGGATGGTAAGCTGTATAGAGTAAGAGATGTGTATGACTGGACAAGAAACATGACTGGTGTTGATAAAGATGTTGATGAAGTTAAAGTGTACGATCCTCGAATAGCAAATCCATACACTGTCTATATGTCTGACTATAGTTATAACACAAGAGGCTCTGCAAGTGTTTATCTTACTAGCACAGACACTTTTTCAGATATTGATTTAACAAAGTACTACAGTATCGTTGGAACAATTGAAGGGTGGAATAGACACACTATACAGAAGCTAGATGACTTGAACAATACCAATACAAAGCTGTATCATTTGAAATACACACAAGGTATTGCTGGTGATCAGGAGGTTATTGCTGATGATGGATACAAGATCTTAGCAGATACTCCCTTGGATACTGAAGAGTTCACTTATGAATCTTCTATACTGCTTTGTCTGGATCCTTCAAATAGCAGAGTTACCTTTGGGGATTTCAGAAACAACTATATGAGAGACTGGGCAGAAGGGGATATAACTGGCGATGGTTATGAGTTCAACAGCTATATGATATCTCATCCAATAAACAGCCAAGACTTTGTGAGAGCCAAGACAATGCCCTATTTAATCTCCTATTTCAAAAGGACAGAGACAGGTGCTCTAACAACTGGACAGTACCTCTATCCAAGTCATTGTCAAGGCAGTGTAAGATGGGATTGGAGAACAGATGGAGTCAATGGTAAATGGGATAGTCCTAATGAACTGTATAGATTCAGACCAAGGACTTTACTATCTCAGGGATATGTAACTAATAAAACAAATATCAGAGGTATTGGAAGAGCTTTCCAGATTAAATTAGAAGGAATCAGAGATGATAACTTTATTGTGGAAGCTTTAGGATTCAACCTCTGCAAAGACGAAAGGATTTAGGTATGGTTGATACAGTAGGTTATTCAGCTGGAACTGGTGCAGTTCAAGGTGCTGTTGCTGGAGGTACAATTGGAAGTGTCGCTGGACCTTGGGGTACAGCTATTGGTGCAGCTGTTGGTGGTGTTATTGGTGGTGTTTCAGGACTTGCTGGTGGTAGAAAGGCACGTAAGTCTAAAAAGTACTCAAGGTTAGCATCAAACATTCAATCAGAAAGAGAAGCAAATGCTGTAGCAGATCAGTACAGACAAATGCTTAGAACAGCAAGAGTAGCTAGAGCTGGTTCAATGTCTGCTAGTATAGCTTCAGGTATTACAACAAGTTCTTTGGCTACATCTGCTTTGTCTTCAATAGGTAGTCAAGCACAGTACAATGTGCAGTACTTAGCTGAAGATAGACGCTTGTATAGCATTTATAAGAGATATATGGAGAAAGCTGGTCAACTTGCAAATGATTATCAAAATACAATGACAACAATAGATCTAGCATCAACAGCCTTAACTTACTTTGGGCAATCGAATTTATGGCAGAAGTATGCAGGTTCATCATTAACTAACTCTACTGCTAATCTATTTGGTTACTCATATGATCCAACGATAAAGACTTACGCATTAAATAATCCATCACAAGCACCAAATGCAGGAACTATACCACAACCTGGTTGGAATGCTTCATTAGGTGGTGTAACAATTCAAGACTTAGAATAGGAGATTGTAATGAACTTAAATAGCCCTGTTAGCTTAGAAACTATTTACAAATTTAATACAGAAGATCCTTTTTGGGGAGCATCTCCTTTAACCTATGATGAATCAGAATATGCCAATGAGATTAGTAATGTCTTGAATGGTCCTGGTGCATACCCAATTCTTGATGAAGGGGCTTGGAAAGATTTAAATAGGCAGCAAAACGAGGTTCTTGCTCAAGAAGAAATGAATGGTATGTTGCTACAAGATATGGAAAACATAGCAAAAGGTTTCTCTACTGCCAAAGACATAGAAAAAAGAGCTGCAGCATATTCAGTCTTACGAGCAAACATAATGGCTAGAGAGTTAACCAGTGCTGCTGCATTGTCTGCTGCACGTCAGATGGGTGCAGAAGCTATGTTGGATAATCCTTCATTGACTGCTACAGGTATGGACCAAGCTAGACGTATGGAGTTCTTTGCAGGTAAAGACGCTGTCTTAGAAAACCATATAAAAATGGCTCAAACTAATCTTGATAACGCTTCATTGTGGACTAAGACCAAAGGTCTGATAGGCAATATCATAGCATTCCCTGGTCTGTTTGATATCTACTCTAAACAAGAAGCTATGAAGGCTTTGGACAGAGGTGATGCTGAATGGTTTGACAGAGCAGATAACATGGAGTTGTTCTATCAGATGGTAATGACAGCTCATCAAGACAACAGGTTAAGTCCAGAGTCTTTTGATAGGTTCCTTGATATCCTTGATGAGAAGATGGCTAAGGCTGGAGTGAATCCTTACCAAACATCAGTTCTCTATGACTACCTAAATAACCATGACAGAGGTGTTCAAACAACTGGAATGATCCTTGATTATGGAACCTTGATAGGTGGTGGTTTGCTTAAAGGTGTGTCTGGAGCTGCTGCAGGAATTGCATCTGTTAAGGCTGTTAATGGTGCTTCAAAAGCTGCTAAAGCTGCTGCTGGTATCTGGGGTGGTTTAAAAGGTGTCATTATTGGGTCTTCAGGATCTGTTCCTTTCGGAGAAGTACCTGCAAAAGCTGCTACATCTTCAGCTGAATTCCTCTTAAAAGGAACAAGCAGTAAGTTAAGTAAAGTAGGTAAGCTTTTAAATGTTGGTAATAGAAAGATGGCAGAAGAAGAGATTTTGAATATCTTAGAGTCTGCACCTCAGATCACTTCAGAAGAAGCAAAGAAAACCATCTGGAACAATGCTGTTATGAATCTGTCTAAACCTGTGAAATACAACTCAGACGACTATCTTGGTGCTGAAAAGTACATTCAATCAGAGAAAGCTCAATTAGCTGTAACACAGAAATGGATACAAGCGTTTAATTCATCAGCACAACTTGATAAGATTAAGAGTGATTTGTGGAACACAGAAGCTAAAAAGATTGCAGAAGCTGTTGAAGATTCTGGTTATGTTGAACAGATTATTCCTTCACAAGCAGGATTTAGAGACATCGTTGATGCTGTACAACCTATTGCTCAAAAGGATGGTAACATTGTAGCTCGTATAAAATTAGATATGTTACCTGAGGTAGCTGAACAAATGAAGTCTCAAATGAAGACAACTAAGTTTGTAAATGAAGCTGGTCAATTAGCTTTTGAATTTGGTGAAGATGAAGCTAGAGAAGTTGCAAAAACTGTAGCTGCTCTGGTATCAAAGTCAACCAAAGAATTAACTGGCTACGGTACAAAAGTAGTGCCATATCTTGATAATGGTGTATGGAAATTACAAGCAGAGATATCCACAAATAAAGGATGGGGTACCTTGTACAGAGAAGCTCATCCAGTCAAGAAAGGTGCTGAAAAGTTCAGAAGTTTTATGAGCAGCTTCTTCACTGTCACTTCAAACCCCACAGATATTCAACAACTTAACATTGCCAGAGCTTTGTCTGCATCTCCAATACAAGCTACAAAAGAAGCTGTTATGAAATCCTTTAACGCTTTAGGATCAGATGACAAAGACCTGCTAGAGAACATAATCCAGACAAGTATACATTATCAGGCCTTCTACACACCTGAACATTTGCTGTCCAGAGGTATCTCACAAGCTGTTGTGGATACATATAGCAAGTGGAGAGCATTCAATGATCTTGACTATTACGTCCGTAACAAAGCCACACGAGAATACCTTGAAAGCTTAGGATTGAAAGACCTAAAGTTCAATGGAGCTTATGTTGGTCGTGGTCGTGTGTTCCCTGTCAATGAACTTTCAGAGTTCAGAGCAAAAATCATGGGAGCCAATGGTCAAGCTGGACGTAAGTTCTTGCTGGTTGACTCCAATGATCCTAAAGACATTCAAGAGATCTCAGATATACCTGGTCTGGAGACTAAGATAAAGGCATGGTACAGCCAAGGATATCGTATTGTAGAAAACCTTCATGGACCAGATGAGTTCCATGATGCCTCACAAGTACTCCATCTCTATAAAGGTAATGGTCTTGTGGAAGAAGATTTACCAGAGTTTGTTACATCCTATGTAGCTGGTGGTCGTAGGTTCTTTGATAGATCTGGAGGATTTGTAAAGCAGATCCAGCTTGCAAAGAATATGAACAATCGTGATGTCATCACTGGTGTCAAAACCTTTGGTGCTGACAGAGACTTTGTAGGTCTGCAAAGACGTGTTGATGTAATCGAACAAATCAGAAAAGCCTATGTGAAAGAAAACTACGCTGAAGTAGACAGGCTTATCGCTGAATCTGGTCTGCCTTCGGAACGCTTCTCAGATTCTGCCAGCTTTGGAGAATGGGCGACAGGTCTCGGTATCGATCTTGAACATCTTGATAATGCTTTAGAGGTTGTCAAAGATGGCAGCTTGCTCAACAGCTATGATAAACTTGTAAAGGCTGGTGCATTTGATACACTGGGACCTGATGAAATGTACAATCTTGTGCATAGATCTTCATTCCAAGCCTTGACAAATGAAGCAAAAATGGCTAAACTACGTAGAACAGGTAGAGAACTGTTCACGTGGGATTTGTCAGATGCTGTACCTGTAGACTTTGAACATCAGATGAGATACATGGTAGACGATATGGTACACACTGGTATAATGCCTCAGTTCACAGACTTCTATGCTGATAGGTTTGCAAAAGACTTCAGCACTGTTATACAACATTCTGCTGAAATGTCTGCAAAGGAAATGCTTGAAAGAGGCAACATTAAAGAGGGGCTTACTGGTGCTAATGCAGAACTTGCAAAGGCTGCTCAGACTGCACAGCTTAACTATAAAGCCATCAAAGGTATTCCGTCAGAGTTTGACAAGCGTATTGCAGGCACCTTAGATACTGCACTAGGCTTTATTGCCGATAAGACACAGAAGTGGTTTAAGATCAACGAAGACATTGCTCATGGTGTACGTGTCAACTGGTCCAAGGTACAAGAGTTTGACCCACTTAACTTTGGACGTACTGTAACATCCCAATGGTACCTTGGTCTTGGTAACGTGTCACAGCTGTATAAACAATGGGCTAGTGACTTTGCTGTCTGGGCTATGGACCCGAAGGCTGCTGCATACTCTTCCAAATATCATATGCCTTTTACTATTGCTTTATGGAAATCTGATGGTAATTTATTCAAAGCCATCAATCAATTAGCTACAAAGTTTGGAGACTCCCCAGCGGAGGTTCGTAAAGACTTTGAAAACCTTATCAAGATGGGTGCATTCACTCACGGTACCGCTGGTGGGTTTGCTGAAGCTGGACAAACAGTAGGAAGCATGTTCAACAAGATCTCCTATGCACCGTTTAACTTTGGTGAAATGGCCAACAGAACTAAAGCTTATCTGGCTGCACTGTATAGTAAAGGCTATCATGGTCAAGATCTGTCAGCTGCACAGCTTGCAGAAGTTACTGATTATGCTCAGAGATTATTCCTTCAAATGGACTCAACAGGTCTATCACGTATCCAGACAGGTACCTTTGGTAAAACATTCATGCAGTATATGGGTTATCGTATGAGATGGTTAGAAACAGTTCTGTTTGACAGAGAACTTACTGGTGCTCAAAGAGCTCGTTTAGCTATTGCAAATGCTGCACTGGTTGGTGGAGAAGGTATGTTAGGTATGGGTGCTTACAATGCTGTGTCCAATATCTTTGCAGAAGATGACCACCCACAGATGGATCCTGATGAAGATTACAGTGAACTCAAGAACTTAGCTGCTCAAGGTATCCTTAACTGGGCTGCAGATAAGACTGGCCTTGATGTAAACTTTGGTAGTGTTCTTGATCTGTCCTATGGTGATATGGCTGATGATCTATTGCTAGCTGGCAAGTTTGACATACCAATGGTATCCTTTACAAGTAAAGCGTTACAGTTTACAGTAGACACCTTTAAAGAAGTTAATAAGATGTTCTATGATGAGTACACACCTGAAGACTTTAGCAATTTCTTACAGATTATGTCAAGATCTGGTGAGCTACCTGCTAGCTTTGCTAAACCGTACCTGGGCTACATGGCTTGGAAGACAGGTAAAGAGTTCAATAGCAGAGGACAGCTTACAAGCGAAGATAACACAACCTTACAAGCTTTCCTTAAAGGGATAGGCTTTACAAGCTTGAATGCCAACGATGTCTACCGTGCTAGACTACAAGAGCAAAGTTATAACAAACGTGTGTCTGACTTTAAGAAAGAAGTACAACAGGCATACAATCAAACCCTAATCAATCCTACAGAGGTCAACAAAGCCTATCTGAGTTTTCTTGTTAAGACTGCACCATTTACCTCACAAGTAAGAGGAAAGGTATTACAAGAAGTTATCAGGGGTGGCGTAAAAGACCAGGGTAATACGCTATTACAACAAGTTATCAAGAATCAGATGGAGCGTCACGGCATTGGGGGTAACAAAGAATACCTGGAATACATCAATGATTTTAACCAATTAAGAGAAGGAGAACAATAATGACACCAGCAGAAACACAAAGAAGTCCTGTCAAAGATATTGAAAAGGCTGAACAAACACAAGAGAGGGAAGTCTATGAAGAACCCAACTTTAGAGGTAGAGCCATAAAAGGCCTTACTGATGCCTTGAATGATTGGTGGAGACTATCTGGTCGTGGAAGTAGAAAAGAAAAGACAAACTATCTAGACCTGTATAAGACAGCTCAGGCATTCAGAGATGAAGCTATGGCCAAAGGTCTTAAAGCAGATAGTGCTGAGTTTATAGAGCTGCAGAATAAATACCAACAAAAAGCAGCTGCATTTGACTGGGACTATGAACCTGCCAAGATAGAAGATGTCTTTAAACAAGTCTATGGTGATAAGCTGATGAAGCCTGTTGAACAGCTCATTGAAGAAGGTGCTAAACAGAGAATATCGATGGATGAAGAAGCTCGCTTGATTGGTGCTAGGGTTGCTCCTAACAAACCTGCAATAGAACAAGCAAGTCTTGGAAGAAGTCTGTACATGTCTTCTAAAGTATCTGATGAACTTATGAATGAACTACTTCCAAATATGTCTGCTAAAGAACGTGAAGAAGCGTTGACATTGAATTATCGTGATGCTATGCAGATGGTCACTTTAATGTCATTTGATCAATTCCTGAATGCATCAGGTGGTATAGCTAATCCTACTCTGCTTCAAGCATTTAAAACAGACTGGACAGCACGTTTGAGAATGGCTGGATTCCCTGGCGCAGCTGCTCAGAAGTTTGTTGATAACACCATGGCTATATGGGAAGGTGCTATAAATACAGCAGGAAATGACAAAGAGGCTCAAGCCAAGTATACCAAGAATGTAAAGGATGCTTGGGAAAATATGTCATATATGAAGATGGCTGCAACACCTATACAGCTTAAGACAAAAGGATCTGATGGTAAGAGCAAAGTAGTCACAACAAATCTTGGAACAATCTATGCTTCTGTGGGTGGTAATTTTAGTGGTACTGCTGGACAACAGTTCTTAGGAGATCACCCTGAAGTCATGGAACAAATTGCAACAAATCCTGATCTTATGAACTTTGCAGAACTATCAGATGATACACAGAATATAGTACTTACTGTAGGTGGCAATGCAAAGCTCAAGGATGCTTTTGTAAAAGGATCTGTTGGAAGTAAGAACATTGATAAGCTTGCACAGAAGGGTGCACAAATGTACTATGAAGCTGAAAAGAGCATGACCAGAGATGAGATGAAACAGAATGCAGCTGTCAATACTGCAGTAAATGCCTATGTAGGGTCCCATGCTAACGTGGATACAAAAGGCTTTACTGATTTGGACAATCAGATCCAAGGTATGGAGTTTGCACAAGCTGCTGATGCTTCTGGTCAAGGTTACAACAAGTTCTTACAAGGCATTGGTGCTGTCTTGATTGACAAAGAAGGTAACCCTCATTACATTGTAGCCTATGATGGTAAGATAAGAGATTCTTCAAGAGATGGTAGTCTTGTTGAATGGCTTGACAACGACTCTGTTGATGCTCGTAACTATGTCTTCCCAGCAGCTCGTCAAGCTGTAGCAACAGCAGCTGATTTAATTGGCTGGAATGATGCTATTGACATTTGGAATTTGAAACAGATACAGACATCACAAGCATTTGCAAAGTTGCCTAGAAATAAGGTTACAAATGAATACATGGATGGGTCTGTTCCATTGACAATGGCACAAGCTCGTAAAGCTCTTGACGCATTCTACGATAAGCAATATGATAAACGCTTGAATATCTATGAAGATATCTCTGGTGGTGAAGAAGCTCGTATAGGTCCTTTGGAAGAAGTAAAGACAGAAGGAATGTATGACCCGAATTATCGTATCCAGACACCAGTATCTAATGCAACTGTTGCTGCCATTGATAATCGTACAGGTGGTATAGTCTTTAACACAACTGCTGGAAGGAATGTGACATCTCCTGTTGATGGTCAAGTTACAGACATATCCAAGAAAGACGGTATAGGTAATAACTCTATAACAATAACAACAAGTGATGGTGAAGTATGGACTATTACTGGAACAAAGATGAACACTGATAAAGTGAAAGTAGGAGATACCATTGAAAAGAAACAAATCATTGGTAAAACTGGAGGTAAAGCTGTAGGTATTACCATTAGAGACCTTGATGGTATGATGATTGATCCTAGAAAGAAGTATTACGTTCTTGAAGGAAAGACTAAAGAAGAGTATGATGAAGAGTTAGAAGAGCGTGACGATTCTGGTACTGCTGAATGGCAAGAAATGTCATATGCAGAGCAACAGGCAGAGATGATGAGAGGCTATGAACAACCTACTAAAGTTGCAACTCCTCCAACTCCTGTTAGAAAGCCTTCTGAAGTAGAAGTAGAAGAACTGTCTGATGATGTATTACAGATGTCCTTCCCAAATGCTGCAGCAAGAACTAGAGAGCTATTCACTAGACGCAGGTAGAACAATAAAGGGGCCCTTTCAGGCCCCTGTTGTTTATCCTTTGCAGGATCTCAACATCTGTGCATTCTCTTCACATCGTGATGGAGTCTGTCTGTGGTATTTACTATCCAAGCACTCATCAGCAGCCTTGTCCCAATCTCTTTCCTGGATAGCTAGAAGCATCTTTTTAAATCCTTGCACACCTCCAGGGCCTAACTGAAAGACCATATCAAAGAGAACCATCTGAGCTCTATCAGGAAGCTTGTCAAAATCATACACAAGCTTGGTCAAGTCTCTTTCAACATCCATACAATCATCTTCAAACAAAGATAATGCTGTTCTTGTAGATATAGGCTTCGTGTCTAAACAGTGACCTATACCAATAGTAAGCTTACCTTCAGTGTCTAAGTAAGGACTGGTTCGTAGACCTTCGTGCTTTTTTACGTATTCTGCAATGGCTGTTCTGTTAAGCATGTCTTACCCCCTATTTCATTAGCACAGGCTGCATAACCTGCTATGTCTACATAGTTATCAGAATAATCTGGACTGGTCTTTGAACGTGCTATCTTAAGCAATATCATTAAAACCGCCACCTGTTTGGCAGATATAGGATTGCCCAGATAAGTACTCCAGAGACTAGCAATACAGGAAAAGTTATCTTCAGGAGTTCCATATGCATTTTGTCTATCCTTTGTTACAATCTTTAAAGCTTCTTCTAATGTTTGTTCACGGTTCATGCTGCAACCCTTTCACAAGGACATGCTTTGGCTTCTGTAAACCACACACGCTCTTCAAATTCACTCTTCTTGCCCTTGTTAAAGTGGCTGTAGGGACGGAAATAGCCCATCACACGTGTCCAGCATTCACAAGGTGTGCGTTCTTCAGCATGCAGTGTCAAGATTTCATTGTCTGTCATGTTACCCCCTCATCAGTTCTCTAAAGCCTTTAAAGACACCAGCAGCTACAGCCAAGACCGCAGCTCCTTCGTAGCTAAAATAGATAGTAGCACCAGCTACAATGCCTGCACAAGTCCATGCAAGCAGTTTAAAGTATTTATTCATGTTTTCCTCCTTGTTTTAGTTTACTTCTGAGTGCCTTGAGCACTCTTTAGATCATAAATGTATTTTGCAATCAGCAAAGCTTCTGCTCTGCCATCCTTAGAGATTGTCAGAAGATCTGTAGCAGACGGGAACAGCTTCTTGGCCAGCTCTACTGACCTGTGCTTGTAATCTGTCTTGGATTCTTCCTTACCTCTCTTGAGTCCGTAATGTTTCTTCCACAGCTGTGGTACCACCATGTACGGATGCTTATTATAGAACATTCCAATTGCCTTTGCAAGCATAAAGTTACCACCATAACTGAATGAAGCCATGCAGGACTGCCCTGGAAGAGGATGCACTGATTCTATTGCAACAACTGTCTCATCATCGTTGTCCCACCTAGCATCAAAGATGCCTTGGATGAACTCCTCCAGTGTTGGCATGTCAATGACGCTATTGAAGCTACCATCGTGGTTTAAGAAAGCTATTGCACCCTTGGCGCCACTATCAATTCCACAGTAGTACATTAGAAAATCTCCTCCCAGACATCAAAGTCCATTGCATGCTCTATTACTTCATCTCTTAGGTAATCTTTTAAGAGCTTCTCTACAGAGATACCAAGGATAGCAAGGATGTCCTCAACAGAGTAACTGTCCTCAATCCTTTGGAATAAGCTAAACTCCTCTCCCATCTTCTACCTCTCTGAAAACATACTGAAACCAGTCTGAATCAGTCTCTGTAGTCAGCCACAGGAACCCTCTGTCCCACTTGATAGACCCTTGAGGAGTCCATTCAGGATAGTTCATGGTAGCACAGGGAAGTTTAATAGCCCACACCTTGAAACCGTGCACATCTCTGTCTTCAGTAATTGATCTAACATGGGTATGTCCTGATACAGTTCTGCTCATGGTCTGTCTTAAGATCTGTTCAGTTGTTGTACAGGGCTTACCGCTAACACCATCATCAAAAGTGTGACAGAATACAATATCATCAATGGTCACGTGCATCTTATGAGGAATAGCGTTGACTCCTATGTCCTCAAGAAGAGGAATGAGCTGGTCTTGTATAGCTGCTTCATGGTTACCCATGCAGGCTATGATAAGAGGCCTGTACATTTTCTTCTTGTTTCTTCTTTGGTCTTCCTGTATTGCTTTCACTGTATCAACAATGTAGCTTTTGAAGATAGAGACAACTGCTGTTAATTCCTGCGTAAGGTTGTAGGAGCCTCGGTCCTTCACTAGCCTGTTCTGGCTAGCAAATTCTCCGAGGTCTCCTGTACAGATGATATAGTCTGGTCTTCCTTTAATAATGGCTTTTCTGATCTCTTCAAACACCCTACAGTCATACGAGTCTGGGGTGATATGAGTGTCAGAGAAGACAAGGAAGTTTCTACGCATCTTGTTTGGCTTCCTTTTGAGCTGCAACCATGGCTTCATATTGAGCTCTGCGAGCTTCTTCTGCAGCCTTCTTTTCAGCTTCTTGACGTGCATATGTTTCTTCAACACCAGCACCAATGGCTGCTAAAACATCTGATATGCTTTCCTTCACTTCAAAGTAATCCCCTTCAGTGCAGTACACAGCAGTGTATGAGTCAATTGTTGCTAAGTGTTTGATGCAGTTAACATTGATCAGCACAGTGTTGTTGTGGGGATCTGTTAAGACCACCTTGTCATTGCACCAATCGTTCCAGTTGGGTAAAGTTTTACGTGTCATTTAGTCTCCTTCGTTATTTTTATTACACTATCTCTTAAGGCCCCTTTGAGGACTTTAGAGTTCTTTTTCTGGCTGTTATCTCCTTCACCCTTGGAGCTTTAACAACCTTGACATAATACTCAGGCCCAGAACTGTACTGGAATACCCTAGCATCAGGCCAACACTTGTCTCTGTAGCTGCACAGCTTACAACCCATTCCAAGTTTCAGATTACCAGATTTATCAGCCTTTACAGGCTCTTCACAAGGAGGCAGGTCTGTGTACTTAGACTTTGAAGCCTTCCTTGCTCTAGCTATAACAGCTTTAATGTCTGGTAAGTCCATGTCTGGATCTGGTTCATAGAAGCACATGTCTCCAGAGACTTTATCTACAGCTAAGAACCCACACCTTTTAAGCTTCAGTGAAGTTCTATAGCCACTAATTTGAGGGAGGTATCCAAAGGGATCATTGGTGGGCAGTGTAGCATCCCTAAACTTCTTATAGCTGAATGGAGAACAGCTCTTAAGATCTGCTAAGACCCCATCAATGACTGCGTCAATATGCCCAGTAACACCATCTATGGATACCTCCTTCTGTTCCCATTTCACTTCATGACCAGCTTGTCTAGCTAGCCAAAGCACAAGTGTTTCAATGATGTCACCATACAAGAACTTTAACCTGTCTTTCCCACTAACCTTTTTAGGGTGTTTGAGTTCTAGGTTAAGCTTTCTAGGGGCATGACCAACGCAGGACATAGACAGGCTGGGGCTACGGTACCTTGACAACTTCTCAGTAATGACCCGTGAAAGGAGTAAAGCGAGCTCAGAAGCTGCTTTTGGAGATACCTCTGGATAGCCTTTGAGGTATTTATAAATGTCTCCTACCAACCTGTCTATGCTTTTTTTAACCACTGCGAAACCTCCCACTAATCGTCAATGAGCTCCGCAGCGTCTGGATTAGGATTGTCTAACAAATCACCTGCACCAGCTCCCCCTGTGTATTCTTTAAGCTTTGTGACAACCACCTTACCTAAGCCAGCAAAGCGTTGACCACGGACTTCAAAGATTGTTACATAGAGGTTCACAATGGAGCCATTGCCAATCTTTTTCTTATCTTCGTAGGACATAGCTGTACCTGTTGAGTCATAGACATAGGGTTCCTTTTGAGATTTAACAGTCAATTGGAACATCCCATCTCTATCCTTCGCAGGTTTAATCTTCTGACGTTCTGCAATGCCTTGTTCTTTAATCAAAGCAGCTTGTTCAGGTGTCAGAATGAGGGTCAGCTCATACTTTCCTGAAGCATATTCACCAGAGGTGTTTGTATCTGCCAAGAATGGCCAGGCTATTTCTACGTTTGTAAGTTTTACTTGTTCAGTCATTTTAGTTTCCTTTCTGTTACAGACCTTATAAGGCCTTTATTGTTTCACGACAACCTTTATATAGCACATTCTGAAGCGGTTGTCAATACCTCAGATGTAACTTTTGGTCTTCTGTTTCCCTTTGGTACCGTAATAGCATCCTCAAGTAGCCAACCGTTCTTAAGACGATGCCAAACAGTGTCATTAGAAATACCGTTATCAAACGCAATCTTTGTAGCTGACACACCATTGAAAAAGATCTTTGCTTGTGAATCAAACTGTCGCTCTCTCGTGATTGGATTGTTTCTGTTTTCTGATCCTGTTACCCATCTAAGATTTGCTACACAGTTGTTCTTCCTGTTTGTGTCTATGTGATCTACGTACTTTTTATTGTCAGGGTTTGGTATGAAAGCTTCAGCAATAAGCCTGTGCACATACTTGTGAGCCCCTTTCCTGTCTTTGTATAGTGTAACAGTTAAGTACCCTCTTCCGTTATCGTATGTCTTAAGGATAGTCCCAGTGGGACCCTCTATGTCACCATTGATGTGAGCTTTGTATAATCCTTCATATCCCTTAACGTCTTTCCATTCTTCCATTAGTGTATCTCCAACCAATTCTTTCCAATTTTATACTCACCATCTAGAGGGATGTTAGACTTCAATGCCTCACCAGCCTCTCTAATGGCCTTCACTATTGTCTCCCCAACCTCTTTTGCATGCTCTGGATCAACCTCCACCGTCCATTCATCGTGAACAATGCTGACCTGTTTGTACTTGATTCCTTTCTTATCTAGAGCCTGGTGCCATTTGTACATCGCCAGCTTCACAACCGCCTGTTCAAAACTCTGCAGATAATACGAGACACCAAGATGTGCATTTGGAAGCTTAACACGTCTCCCATCCAAAGCTTTAAACCAGCCTATCTTAGCTCTTGCTTCAATGTTTGCCTTGAACTTAGACAGTCCGTGTAAGCCAGCTTCCATTCTGTGCATAACTTCTCTACCAGCCTCTGTGTCTCTTCCGAGAATTTGTCCAACCTTTGCTGCACCAGCTCCCATAAGCACACTGTAGGTTACTGTCTTTCCTCTTGCTCTTGCCTTTGCATGCTCAGTATTGTGTTCATCATAAACAGCGTCTTGTGGAAGAAGTCCATAGATCCTGGCCAAATGCACATGCACATCACCCTCAAGGATCTGCTTTATTAGTTCTTTATCGTTCAAGTAGTGTGCCAAGGCTCTTAACTGAATACCTGAAAGATCACAGCCGACCAGTACCTTTCCTGGAGGGGCTATAAATAGGGCTCTTACTTCCTTGCCATAAAGACTCTTGAAGCTTGCGAGATTAGCTGTATTGGGATTCCTGTGGGCCATTCTATGACTGCTTGCACCACAACTGATTACGTCTCCATGAACCCTACCATCTTCCCAGCAGGCATCAATGAAGGATTGAACAAGTGTAGACCTGGACTTAAGAATCTTGCACTTAACAATGTCTTTGATGGCCTCTGGAGCATCATCTCCGACTGTTTCAAGATTGGTATCACAAACCTTTGCAGTGATTTCACCAGTCTTTGTTGGCTTGTTCCATATCACTGGATGCCAGTACGGTGCTAATCTCTCCCTGATCTCTGAAGGACTATCAATGATGAACTCTTTCTCTTCCCACACATTGTAGACATCCTTGGTGTCTGTGGGTTCCACATTAGGTCTCATGATTATCTCTGCAGACTTGGCTGTGAATGTTCCGTCTTTCTTTCTTCTAGCTGTGTAGGTGCCTATGAGGTGCTTACGAGGTGGAAAAGCTTCCCTGATTCTGTTGATCAATACAAAGTATTCAGACTCCATCTGGTTCTTTAAAGCAATTGCTGCATCCATGTCAAAGTCAAAGCCATTGTAGTGTTGCTTGGAAAGAATCCATTGAGATCTCATTTCAATCTTTACTGAGTAGGGAGAGAATCCTGCAAGCTCATCCCTGACCCTGTTGTAGATAGCCCAGCAGACTCTGCAGTCCTGTTTACAGTAATCAACCATCTCATCGGTAAGCTTGCTCCAGTCTTCATAGTGATCTTTATAGACACCGAGCTTCTTTCCCCACTCCTTAAGACTATGTCCTGATTCCCTTTTAGGATCTGCTAATCTGCTTGCAACAAGCGTATCATAGACCTGTGAGACCTTTATGCCTACACCCCAAAGCTTCTTAAGAACAGGAAAGTCAAAGTCGATACCGTTATGTGCAATGATCAGGTCCTGCTTTTCTAAGAACTCTTTACAGGCTTCTTTAGATTCTTCATAGAAGATAATAAAGTTCCCACTCTTTGGCTCTAAACAGACACATGTCCAGATTTTTGTAGGTCTTAATCCATTGGTCTCTATATCTAGCACAATCATCTTTATCCTCCCTTTACACCATCAAGCTTGTGTTGATACTGTCATCGTTGTTGTTCCCTTATGAGTGCATTCGTATTTGCCTTCCATAGCTTTCTCCTTTCATGCTGTGCTAATCTTTCAATGTATGCCTTGGCTTCTTCTGAGTGCTGTACAAGCTTTTCCTGTTCATAAACTCTCAGCTGGTCCAGTATCTGTAATTTCTCAAGTTCTTCCTGTGTCATCTAGTCTCCATGTAAATTGGTGAGGGTTTTGTTGGAGATCCCTCAAACTCCTGCAGGAAGGTGGAGGTAAATGCTTGTTTGATACGAGTTGTAAACCTTCCTGTATTTCTATCTTGGCTGACTTGGACACGGCTTTCACAAAGGGTTCAGACACGATCAACTTGCCCTACTTGCCTTTGCTACCTACCAGTGCACTACACGCTGTACATCGCATGTGGGGTACCACCAGGTCAGCTGTAATGTAATATAGCACAACTTTTTGAAGATGTCAATGCCTTTTTTGAAGAATAATTTATAAATTTTCCTTGTAATAGCTCTTGACAAACTTCTTTTTAGGTTCCAATTATATAAGACAGTGGTGCAGATACTTAACTGTTCTATTCCTTTACTAACTCTGCTAGATTATCAGTACTGTCTTCAATGCCTGTTTCCACTAATCTGGTTGTGTCTTTGTCATAGAACAGTGCAGTACAAGGACCCTTGGTTCCAAAATCTCTAGACTTTAATACACGCACAACGGTTGTGTTAGCTTTTACTGGGTCATCATCTTGACTGTTTCTCTCAAGACCTATGCAAATATCAGACAGTTGCTTGATGCTTGAACTGCTTTTGAAGTCATCCAATGTAACACGACCACCTTCTTCAGCAGACTTCTGAGAGCTAGCGGATTTCCTTAGGTGACATGCAGCAAGAATAACTATGCCAAGCTCAACACAAAGACTGTGCAGAACCTTCATAAGTCTGTTCAATGCTCCTTGGGAATCCTCTTCTGCCTCTGTTACGTATGTTATGTGGTCTAGCACAATGTACTTACAATCCCTTACAACAACCATGTAGCGTATCTTGTTACAGATATAATCAGGGTCTGTGTTGGACAGTGGCTCAAACAGTTCTATCCTACGATTAGCTCCACACTCATCAAACCAGCGTCTCTTGTCTTCTTCACTGGCACCATCCCATACACTGTTCTTCTTTAGATTCATGCCTGCTACAAGGCTCATAAGGGATAGCACTGTCTCTTCAGGATTCTCTTCAAGATATAATGCACCTATGTGTAGATTTGTAGACCTCACCAAGTGGTACATCCAGCTCTTTAAGAAGGCCGATTTCCCCATACCTGTACCAGCTGCAAGCACCACCAATTGACCTGGTCTTGTACCCTGTATCATATCATTCAAGCCTATCCAAGGTGTTGGTATGTACTCGTGTGTCTTTCTGTATTCTGCAAGCCTCCCATACATATCACCAATGTTCACAATGTCTGCAGGCCTATACTCTTCAGCTCTCCAGAAATAGTTCAACAACTCCTGTGTCTTTCCTGCTTTCAAGAACTCATTGGGGTCTTTCATATCCTCTGGTAATCTCATAAGCTTTAGCTTCTTCTGTGGAAGATACTGCACAGCTCTTTCTGCTGCTTCTCTTCCTGCCTTATCACCATCAAGACAGAGCACTACTGTTTCAAACTGCTCCAGATATTCATAGCTGTTCTTTAAAGCTTTGAAGTTCTTGCATCCGTTAGGCAAAGACACTACTGTATATCTACCACCCAAGACCTGCCAAAGACTCATACAATCCACTTCACCCTCTGTAATAACTACAAACCTACCAGTTGTAGGCTGGCACTGGGCTCCAAAGAGCTGTATATCAGAGCTGTCTCCTCTCCAGTAAAAGTCTTTAGTAGCTGTTTCTCTGACCTTCTCTGCCACCTTTTCACCAGCTTTGTTATAATAACAGTAGAAGTGCTTTGCTATTCTGTGGTCTTTAACCAATGTCCTTACACCAAACTTCCTTGCTGTCTCTTCAGTAATTCTTCTGTCTGCTATTTCTCTGATCTTTCCTTCTGCAATCTCTTCCATTCTTATTTCCTTTCTCTCTGTTATTGTACTTGTTAAATCCTTACGCCATGTGCTATTACAGCTAAAGCAATGATAGTGGTCTGTGTACTCAGCACACGCATCATGTGAAGAACACTTGGGACATGGTAAATGCGCTCTTACTAATACGCTTTCATTTTCTTCAAACATTGCAAGCCTCCTCTATTGTCATTCCTTGAATCTTTATACGGTCTAATAGTGTATAGTATGAGACACCCTTTCTTCTTGCTACATCAGTCAGTAGCTCACCATTAAGCATGTACTTGACCCTCTTCTTTCTCGTTGTAGTGTTCATACAATTAGAGGACTGTGTACACCATCTAAGGTTAGACACAGCATTGTTAAGTCTGTTTGTGTCTATGTGTTCTACAACTGGGTACTTGTTAGGATTGTCTATAAAGGTTTCTGCGACAAGACGATTAACCCTGTGTATTTCTTTGGTAGATCCCCAATGAAGAGCAACAAAAGCATATCCTCTTGCAACTCCTGATTTAATTATTCGTGCAGAGAACACTCTCCCATCAGCACCTTTAGACTGTAGACGTTTTACACGTCCTTTACTGCTAACTTGGTAGACCCCTTCCCACCCCTTAATATCTCTCCATTCTTCATTCATCATCGTGGTACCTCCTCCATGTCTTATAAGGTTGTATTGTGTATGACTGCCCTCTAACAGTCCTTACAAACAGTAAAGGGTGTGTCTCTAGCCTCAAAAGAGCTACCTTTCTAAGGACCCCTTTAGAGGAGTAGGTAGAGAACAGCTCCACTTCCTTAGAAGGTAACCCTTTGAGAACTACCTTGTACTTTCTACATGTACGTTTCATTCCTTCGAGTACATATCATAGTAATCTACCAACTCAACAGCTTTCTTGCCGATGTTTCCATAGAGGTATTTCATACCTTTCTTAGGATTCTTGTTGGCTTTGATTGCCTTCTTTAAAGACATGACCAAACCCATAGCAAGCCACAGTTCATCTCTGTGTTTAATTGCTGCAAATAAGTCTTTGATATATTGAAACATTTTACTTTTCCTTTCCTTTGCCAAGTTGTTGTCTAGTTCTAAAAAGCTTCTGTGCTAGTTTCTTGGCTCCTCTAGCTTCAGCAGCCTGCGCCTGAAGATCTAAGAACGCTACTGCATCCTCTAGAAAGATTTCCTCAGGGCTTTTCTCTGCTTCTTCAATTCCCAGTGTTAACTGTTCTGGTTTAGAAGGTTCAGGGAATAGTGTTAGTTGTTGTTCTGTTTCCATAATACAGCCTCCTTTATTTCTTTTACCAACTTATCTAATCTTAACAGTAATACTTCAAGAGCATCTTCTTTAGACATACCGTAAGCATCAACAAAAGCTTCTCCATCTAAATTAAAATTCATTATTCTTCACCTCCTTCTAATGACATACTTATAACTTTCTCCATTGCTTTATCAACAGTCATACCCTTTTTTATTCTGTAAATAACCCTCTCATACATTCCTGAGCCTCTTGGAAAATATTCACCTATCCACTTACCTTTGTAGAAATGTTTTCTATTGGATTCACCTTTTTTAAGTCTTTTACTGACATCCTCAAGAGCCTCTTTAACAGACATACCGTCCTCAATTCTTCTGTAAACGTTATTGTAGGGTATGTTGTTCTGCTTACACCAATGCAATACAGTCTCTCCATTATCTAATCTAAAGCAAGTCATGACAGGAATCTCCTTACATCTCCAACAAAGTAGCAGAACTCAGGAGACTCCCAAGGATAAACAGGAGCCCCTTGACCATACATGAACCTATCAAAGTCCTCCATGGTCTTTCCTGCATCTGCTACAAGCTTTTCTACATCCTCTCTGGTGTAGTAATCCACACCTCTAACCTTCCAACAGTCTTTGCAGTACTTCTTTACTTGGTCTAGTGTTGCAGGTTTCAGCTCTGCATCTCTCCAGACATATAGTGCAGGAAGTTCATTGACATCACACTCATCAAGAATCTCCTGAGGGCACGAGTCCACGTCAATCCTGACAAACCCTATCTGCTTGTTGTAGATCTCTTCAAGTTCATTTAAGATCACTTCAGCTTCTCTACAGCTGGTACACCAATCTGCACCAAACTTAACTACTGTAGGGCCTTTGATCTTATCTTCCCAATACTTATTCATGTTAGCTCCTTTGTTTACATTGACACCTTTTAAGGTGCTCTTTCGAATGTTATTTCATACTCAGCAGTGTCAGCTCTAAAGATTCTGAAGTCATAGTGATGACCGTTGGGAAGCTGTATGTGCTCTCCTCTGGTATCTCCTATGTCCATCTTCTTCCCTATAAACCACTGCATTAGGACTTCTTGATCAGATTCTGGGATGTCCCCTACCCATGTTGTTTCAATCACTCTATACCTCCTTAGTTTACTTTGGCTATGCCTTTGTTATTGTGATGATAGTCTTATAAGGCTCTTCTGCTTCTGCCATTTCTGCTGCTCTTTCCACAGCTTCTTCATAGTCATCAGCAATGCCATCATAGATCTCAGCATCCTGTAACGGATCTTCAGTGATCTCTACTGTCCACTTATACATTTTAACCTCCTTTCACGTTCTTAAGTCTATAACTACCGCATAGGCATCTGCCCTTCTCCAATATCTCCTGTATACACACAGGTCCTACACAACCTCTCCCTTCAGCCTTGGCATCACACGGACACCTATCTGAGGACAGATGTAGTTTCTCTCGTGCCTTCTGTACCTTAGCAAGTACTTCAGGTACTGGCTCCACCAACTCTAACAACGAATCCTGTGTCATCTTTTCTAGCCTTTCCTTTTGCAGTTAAACCTACAATGACTCCTGCTGGGTCCAAGAACCTCAGGTCACTGTCATCACCATTGACTACTGTTCTACCTTCCCAGGTCTCTGGAACTTTATCAAAGACAACCGCAACATTATAGCCCTCTTCGAGCTTTAAGTCAACATCTTTTTTAGTCCTTCTCTCTGAGTAGGAATAGACCAGATAGTAGTTAGCTTTGTGACTGTACCTGCCCCAGCATTTTGTGTAGTCATAGAACATAACAGCAGGGAATCTATCAAGGACATCACCAAACTCTTTTTGTACATCTATATCACTGGTTCCATTGATTCTTACACAAGGCTTAAGACCTTTCTTTCCTGCTTCCTTGTTAAGTCTTTCAATGTCTTCAATGAGATATTGCTTGAAGAGTTCTCTATGGTTGTACCAAAGGCCATTGCGTTTCATTCTTGCCAGCTGTACTGTCTTCATAGCACCATGACCAGCAGTGAATAGACACGACTTTCTACAGCCTTCAGTACAGCAAGGACACAAAGATCTGTCAGGGGACATATACAAGATACCTGTGAGGTATCCGTACTTCTCTCCCTTGATAGTCTTTGTGTCTCTTGAAACTGATAAGATCTTGTACATTACTTGCTCATTTTGCTGAGGTGTTTAGCGATTTCTTCCAGAGCTTCAGCAATACGTGCCAATGGGTCCTTAGCCTTACCTGATTCAGCACATTTGGATTCTGCACAAGCTTCTCTGATAGCATAGCCACTCTTAGATATATCAGATCCTTCACATAACCACCAGCCATACTTGTAATCAGTGCCTTCTGTTGCATCTGGATGACCACCATCAAAGGTATCATCGTTGCTTAAAAGATAAGAGATTCCTTTGTATTCTTTGATAACACCTTTTACGGTTTTTCTTGTATCTTCTTCACCCATCAGTTTACACAAGCTGTACTCTTTCTCTTCAAGCTTTTCCAACGGTACCTTCTTTGGAGCTTTAGAGTCTCCTACAATCTTGTACTCGTATGTGGTTGTGTTTGATAGTTTTGAATTAGCCATTGACCAGCTGTACTTATATCCTTCTCTTTCACTTGTATAGCAGTCACAACCACCAAAGCAAGCATGATTAGACAGGAAAAAGATTCTCTCTCTGCCATCATCAACCTTATGACAACGTTTGAACATACCTTCATAGGTCTCTCCTGGATACATTTTAAACTGTACCTTAACAGGTATGTTCAATGGAATCTTAGAAAGGTCATTTGTGAACTCTTCAGCTCCACTTTGTGTAGCACAGCTGCACTCAGTTTTACTTTGTGTAGACTTAACGGGCTCAGACAGTGGCTCTGTCCTTTCTACATCAGTTTCCATATCCTCTTTATTGTAACCTAACCACCAAGACCAGTCATAGCCTTTCATGTCTGCTGCTGGATCTCCACGTAAGTGTTCATCGTTTGTTAACAGCATGTACCCTCTGTCTCCAACATGATCTTTACATAACCTTATCATGCCAACAATGGTGTGACAATCAGATTGATCATCAAAGTTACCTACATAAGGCTTCAAAGTAACTCTGCATTCCTTGTTAAAAATAAATCCTTCGATAGCTTTAGAGGCGTGCTTGAACTTGTAACCAGCTGAAGCTACTCTGTTCTTACACAGGAACCTCTCAATACAAGCAGGGCTATTAACAACGCTAAAGCTATTCTTTTCATTGTCAAACCCGATTGTATCTGTGTGCACGGTAACATCAAAGATCTCTCCGTTGACCTTAACTTGTTTACCTGTTCTTGCTTTTAAAGTCTCTGCTGACTTGATGTATCTACTCATGGTAGATTCCTTTCATTGCTACTATTGTTTCTCTACGGTGGAGGCTGTAGCACACCTCCATAAGATGGTGCCCCTGCAAAGACAATGACAAAGTAACAGGGGCATAGGTGCCAGAGCTGGTTGCTACTATATTTTCTAGATAAACAAAACAATAAACACAATATATAGTAATGGCTCTGGCATAGGTGCCATGACAGCGTAGCTGTTGGCATAAGCTCTGGTGAACTGTGCAATTTAGCTTAATAGCGGCTCTTATTTAACCAACCCTTCTCTTTTAGCTCTAGGCATTGCACATTTAGATCTCACCAGTGACCTATTAAGGAGTGAGAAGGGTAACTCTTCAACTACCCGAACATATCATCATAGCAGACTTCACAGTAATCCTGTCCATCCTTGGCTGTCTTTCCAAGGTTCTCATACAGGTCACCACATCTGCAACATTCATGGTAGTGTTTCTTACAATTGTCACAGACCCAATGCTCTTCTCCGTCATCGTCTATAAGTTTCCAAGCATCATCTGTACCAATCTCTAACTGTCTTCCACAGTGATAGCACTCAACAATCTCTGGGTCATCTGGACTGTGGTCAAATCTATTTACATATCTGGTCATATACCTTACCTCCTTTCTTTATTGTTACTGTCCAATCTGCAACAAACGGTGCATTATACCTTGTCTTGACATTCAAGCATATCTTTGCAGGCATGTGTTCAATAGCACAAACCATTGCAGCTTCAAGAGTATCAAATACCTTTGGTGATTCTATTGGAGACCAGCTAACTACATACTTACACAGGTTCATTACACACCTCACCAACTACTTGAATAGTAATAGTAGACATTTGGTAACTCGTCTTCTTTAAGTATTGGCTCAAGCTGTTCGCAGGTACTCTTCAAGTCCTCATAGTAGTCATCGTCATAATCTGTAGAGCCAAAGAAGAATCCTTCTCGTGTTGGTAGAAGTTCTTTCGCAAGCCTTTCTCTTTCTTTTCCTTTAGCTTTAAGTATCTTATCGCACAGGTCATAGAGCTGTTTCAGTTGTGTACGACTTACATAATATCTCCTGCAGTCATCCTCACCACCCTGAATGTTTTCTACAAACCAGTTGTGAATCTGATTAGCCTTTCTCCAATAGGCAGATTCAGTAGTCAGGTAAGGGTTCTCAACACCTTTCCTGATAATAGTGTTGTCACCTATGAAAGCTCTCACATCAACCTTATCAAAGCCTTCAGTGAGCCTTTCGTCTCTCTCTAAATATATATCAAGTCCCATTTTAATTTCCTTTCACAATCTCCTCTAGTTGTTTATCTGACACAGGTGCTAGGCGAGGAGGACTACCTACCTGTGCTGTGATGAACTTATCATAGCCCTCTTTCGAGGCTTCTATCTTGTCATCATACAGTGCTCTAGGGTCAGTGTAATAGCCTATCACAGTATCTACACTATCATTCTTCTGACCTATCAATACCCATTGCTTCATTATCAACTCCATTCTTCAATGATGTCTGTGTTGCCTGGACCATCAGCTCTACCACCTTCTCTGTTCCACTTACACAGATGTCCCCAGTGCTCTATACAACCATAAGCATACTCATCATCTGTCCAACAAATGAAAGCTTTCCTGCTATCCTTGATTCTGTACAGCTTACCTGTTTCTAACTTCAAAGGGTCTTCTTCATAGCAGTAGTAGGTTCTAGGACAGAAGAGTAGCTGGGCTCCAAAGCATATATTATTACCATCAAAGCGTGTGAGAGTTCCGTCAACATTTCTAAATGAAGAATCAGAACCATCTTCAAAGACTTCTTTGCCTTCTTTCAAAGTCTTTGCTATTTCTTCTAAGCTATTCAAATACTTCCTCATAACAAACCCTCCAAGTCTTTTAATGTTACTCTTTTACAATACTTAAAGCTTGCTCCTGTATCACAGTAATAGGGATAGTTCTGTTCTTTTCTGATATACTTCAGAGGTGAATAGATACCTAGACTGAAGTCTTCTCTATCACTAAACCTGCACAACTTTCCTATGTCCTCTTCAGTAATTTTTTCTGTTTCTTTTACAAACTCACTCCAATCAACCTTCTTAAGATCAGCGATAACTTCTACTGTTCTTTCAGTTAGTTTCTGAAGATCATTTAACAGACGAATTGTTTTCTTGTTCATTACCATTCCCTTTCTTCAAGCCCTCCAATGTTTCCTTCAACACGTCAAGACCGAGCTTAGTAATCTCTGGTGTTGCCTTAGCTACCTCCTGTATGGTCTCACTCTTTGCAAGTGTAGGAACCACATAGATAAGTGCAGTGTCTTTCTTATTAGGTATCAATACGAGTAGTAGCACAGCGATACAGAAGACAGTCAAGAACTTCTTAAACAACGGTACCACTTGCTTGACCTCATCACTGTTGGGCCCATAGGTATCTGCACTAGCTGCACAATAGATACCAACAACAGCCCCAACAGCACCTGTGATAACCGATGTAAGCAATGTAACAACAAGTACTGCATCCAGTCTAGTCCATAAATATATTCCTAAGTAACTCATTTAATTTCTCCTTTCTTACTACTTATTCTTATCACACTTTGAAGACAATGTCAAGATTTCTTTTTCAGCATCTTCAATTTCTTTTTCAAAGGTTTTGATAGATGATCTACAAGATTCAATCCTGTCTCTAAGTCTTTGAATTTGTTTGGAAATCTTTTCTGGGTCTGGGTTCTCGTACTGTTTGATCAGACTAGGCAGGTCTTCCAACAGGAACGTATGACAACCCACCTGTACAGTATCATCAACAAACCCTCTGATCTGAAAGTGTCCTACGTGTCTACCTACGAACTTCTCTCTCTGTTCTGGTGTAGCTTGAATGACTATTTTGATAAGCTTGATAAGATCAATTGTCACATCAACTGTAACACCTCTTGAGGTCTTGAACCTATTCTCATCTGCTTCATACCAAACAGCATCACAGTTATGACCCAGTATTTCTTGGATGACTTGGTCAGAGATACGCCTGTGACTTGACCAGTAAACTCTTTCAACTAGAGTACCATACCCTTCAGGAATATCAATGTCTTTGAGCCATTTGAACTTCTCAGAATAGGACAGTCCTTCTGGTACTGGGTGTGCTTTCTTGAACTGTTCTAACTCTTTAGCTCTGTTATGTCTAGCACGTTCTCTAGCATCATCTTCAGACTTTCTCTTCTTCTCTGTGTACTTATCTGCTTTTGCTTCCCAAGCTTTCCTTGATTCTTCATACTCTTTTACAAGCTTGTCATTGAATGAGCAGTCAGCATACAGGCAGAAGTTCTTATAGCGTTCCAAAGAGTCTGTGCAGTCATACATGTAGGCACGAACAGTTCTTGTCTGGTACTTGTGGATAGCAATTCTTAGAGCTTGCTCAGCACCTCTGAGAGTCAGTGCATCCACATCAATGTCATTCTCCCAGTGTGAGAAAGCTCTTCTCATACCATGTCTGATATACCACAGGATACTGCAGCGCATATCGTCCCACTCATGGTTGAAGAAGACACGCTTATGTTCCACATCAAAGACAGCAATAGCTCTGTTGTCACAGTAGGCTGTTCTGTCTTTCAGCACACATCTCTTGTTACCAGTGTGTAGCTCTCCTTTCCAGTGCCATTCATCACTGGCTGCATAGTGGAAGAGTTCTTCATAGTCAGCAGAGCCCTTTCCAATTTTCTTACCCTCTCTAGCCATTGTCTACCTCCTTTCTGAAATGTTCTTCCAGGTCTAAGATGATCTTCTTCAAGAACAACTCCACAGATTTCTCAAACATCTCCCTTGTAAGAGCTTGAGTGTCTGTGTGCAGCATTGCCTCAGAGATAACCTCTTTAAGCTTTCCAACATAGAAGACACCGCCCATTAAAGAGCTCTTCTTGTCCACTTTAAAGTCCTCAATAGCTTTCTCAAAGACAGCTTTCTTCAGGCGTCCTTTTAAGGTTCCTCTTTGATACACTTTGTTATTTGTCATTTTCTTTTCCTTTTCACTGCAGTTGTTTCACAATATCATGATGAGCCTGCAGAATACCCATCACAATCTCGGAAGGTATGCTGATCTGGATTCTCTTGTATCTGTTGCCAGACATCAGCATACCTACTAAACTCTGAGCTACCTACATCACAAGAAGCCATAGCCTCCTGTATCCATTTGATAGCGTCATCTCTGGTTTTAAAGCAATGAGGTTTCCCATACAGGAACAGTGTCACCATATTGTGCAGGTGCAACCGCCCTCTCTGAGGTCCTCTAGTGTGTCCAGGTCTTACCCTATGAGGCTTCACTGTGTAATCTTTCCGTTTCTCCATTAGTGCTCTCCTGGTAATAACAATACTCTATCACCTCTAGGTCCTTCAAGGAAGAACTTCCACTCTCCCTCTGGACAGTCAGTGTATGTGTAGGTGTGGCTGTAAAGGATATTCCCATTGCCATCACCAAAGGTCAGCACTGCCCCACCATTCTTTACAAGCAGAACAATGTCAAAGAAGGTGTCCTCTTGCTGTTCCAATTCCAGCTTGGAAGAGAATAAGACACCAATATCAGTGAGCAACCAAAAGGCCTCAGCATTCTCTACAAAGTACTGAACCCCTTCTGTAATTGTAAAAGGTACCAAAGGCATACTGTACAGTACTTCACTGCCATAGAAGTTTTCTAAGCCTCTCTTGAGCTCTTCAGCACTTAACATATCTACCCTCCTGTATATCTTTCCAAAGACTTTCTGTTAAAGCATCAGATAAGACCACTGTTGCAGATTCACTACCCTTACAGAACAGTATCTCTACTGGTTGCATGTTATCATTTACAACTTCAGAGTCTTCACTGACCTGTTTAAGTTTCCATATCAGTTCTCCTACTGTCATTTCTGTCTCTCCTTATCAGTACAGTTCTTGTAATAGTTAGTAAAACCTCTTACGAGGTTAAACTATTATAGTAAAGTCAGTACTGTATAACCTTACTACCTCCTTACTGGTATCAGTAAAGGCTATTACAGCTCTTGTAAAGCTGTAAAAGTCTGTACTGGTATCCATCACCCTGTCTCTATCCCCCTATAGTCCCCCTTCCTCTATCCCTCTTCCTTTGTTTTTCTGACTTTTGCAAGACGTTCAGCCATAGCTTTCTTCTGTTCTTCAGTGTAGACACGTGTGGCAAAAGGATTCTTTCCAGTTCTAAAAGGATGCAAGTAGCAGGTATTAGTACAGGTACATTTCTTTACCTCTTCCCAGTTACCACAGCAACATTGCAGGCAATGAAGTTTAATGGCTTCTCTTAAAGTCCTCTTCTGATAGACAGGTTGTTCCAAATCTTTCTCAATCATTTTCAAGTTCCTTTCACACCCTATTTCTAGTTTCACAAAAATTACACCGAGGGTGGCAGTGTAAAATCAATTCTACGCTCTAACAGCCTAGCAAATTGTCTGTTTTTTGACACAAACTTACCCCTGCCCAGTGTCAGGCACTTGGGAAAGGTACTTTACAGACAACTTGTCTATGTTTTAAAAAGATACAAGCACCACCAAAGGCAGTGCAAATAGACATAAAAAAACCACCCTTGCGGGTGGCTAGACTTTCTTTTTCTCTGTTTTTTTATTGCGTGCCTAGTATCTCTTTTGCTTTCTCATAAGGTATGCCTGCCTTGACAAGCACACGCAACGCACAAGAGCCATAAGAGGTCGTGGGATTTAGAAAGTTCCAGTTGTGATTTTTTCTGTGATGCTTTCTTCTTCTCTGCTTTACTCTCTCAATGATTTCTTGCGTGTTTAGATAAAAGTCATATTCTGCTTTTGATAATTTTCTCATAATACCCCCTTTGGATATAGTAAAACACCTGCCACAGAGCTTTCTTTTTCTCTGTGCAAGTTTATGCAACCGCCCGCCCCGCAACCAGTGCAACCAGTGCAACCAGTGCAACCAGTGCAGGCAGTTCAGCCAGTGCAACCAGTGCAACCAGTGCAGGCAGTTCAGCCAGTGCAACCAGTGCAACCAGTTCAACCAGTGCAGGCAGTGCAACCAGTGCAACCAGTGCAGGCAGTTCAGCCAGTGCAACCAGTGCAACCAGTGCAACCAGTGCAGGCAGTGCAACCAGTGCAACCAGTGCAGGCAGTTCAGCCAGTGCAACCAGTGCAACCAGTTCAACCAGTGCAGGCAGTGCAACCAGT